CTGAAAGCGGATTATGAGCAGCAGTTCCAGCTTGCCGCCGATGAAGACCGGGAGAAAGCCGCTATCCGGTTTGTTCCCCGGCAGATGTTTATAGGCTCCTAAAATGCCAAATAATTTCGCATCCGGCAAGTTTGCGATAGCGGAATGTGACCGCTGCGGGTTCCGGTACAAGCTGACAGAACTAAAGAACTTGGTCATCAAGACCAAGAATGTGTCGATTAAGGTTTGCCCTACCTGTTGGGAGCCGGATCAACCGCAGTTATCGCTTGGCCTTTATCCGGTTAATGACCCACAGGCTGTACGTGAACCCCGTCCGGATGTCAGCTATAATTCTTCTGGAACCAGCGGGTTACAGCTTACCCCCGGCGATACAGGTTACCCAGAAGGTGGCAGTCGCATATTCCAGTGGGGCTGGTATCCGGTTGGTGGGTCTGCTGCAAATGATGCAGGGCTAACTCCTAACTATTTGACTTCGGTAGGAGTGGTAGGAACGGTCATGTTTAACGTAGCGGCATGGAGCGCAACAACTAGCTATGCCCAAAATGCTTCTGTTTCTTACAGTAGTGGGTTTTATCTGGCAATTAAGGCAAACACAAACCATGTCCCTACGGACATAACTTACTGGGTAGCTAACTAGGAGATTCAAATGGCTAAAGAAAATGCAAAGATGGATATGGCTCAAGACAAAGCCATGATCAAGAAGGCTTTTAAACAGCACGATATGCAAGAGCATAAAGGCGGCAAAGGTACTTCGTTGGCACTGAAGAAGGGTGGCCCTACTTCTGCCAGCATGAAGGCTGTTGGGCGTAACATGGCCCGTGCAAACAACCAGCGGGGGCGGTAATGGAAAAAAATACAAAATACAAACAGCCCCAGCCCAATAAGAACCCGATGCCAGCAGGTGCTGGATACCCGGATACCGCCAAGACTTCTGGAATTATGGTGCGCGGCGGTAAAGCGCAGACCAAAGGAAAAATGGCCCGTGGGCCGATGGGCTAAACGATGAATTATTCCACGCTGTTTACGACGATCAAGGGCTACCTCGAAAACGATTTCCCTGACGTTATTTTTGCCGACAAGGATGCGTCAACGACTTCCGCCGCTGCTACTTATACTAGCGTGGAGCAGGTCAACACGTTCATCACTCAGGCAGAGCAGCGTATCTACAACACCATCCAGTTTCCCTCGCTGCGGAAGAACGTGACGGGGGTGACTACGGCAAGTAACAAGTATCTGTCCTGTCCTGCGGACTTCTTGGCTTCGTATTCGATGGCTGTTGTAACCCCGACAACTGGGGCGTATTCGTTTCTTCTGAACAAGGATGTGAACTTCATCCGCGAGTCTTTCCCCATTCCTACTGATACTGGGACTCCCGGTTACTACGCACTGTTTGGGCCTAACTCCAACGATGAAGCAGAACTATCCTTCATGCTGGGGCCGACTCCCGATGCGGCTTACACCATAGAACTGCACTACTTCTACTATCCGCAAACCATCACGACAACGACTTCAGGCACAACTTGGCTTGGGGATAATCTGGACTCCCTGCTCCTCTATGGATCGCTGGTTGAGGGCTATACCTTCATGAAGGGTGAGGCTGATGTGATCGCGTTCTACGAGAAGAAGTATCAGGATGCATTGCAACTTGGTAAACGTCTGGGTGATGGACTTGAGAGACAGGATGCTTATCGTTCTGGTCAGGCTAGGGTGAACGTCACATGATCGCTCAAACCCTTACAACTTCCTTTAAACAGCAGCTTCTGACAGCTACGCATGACTTTACCCCGACAACGGGGGATGTCTTCAAGATGGCGTTGTATCTGACTACCGCAGATACTGGTGCAGATACCACTGTTTACACAGCTACTGGCGAAATCACGGGAACAGGTTATAGCGCGGGTGGGATTGTCATCACGACGATTGCTCCTACATCAACCGGAACGACAGCGTTTACATCATTTCTTACTGCTACGTTTACAGGGCTGGTCAATTCCTCTATCGCCGGGGCTTTGATCTACAACAGCACCAAGAGCAACAAGACTGTAGCGGTACTGGACTTTGGCAGCATGAAGATTTCTACAGCGGCAGTTCCGCTGGTTATCACGTTTCCAACGGCATCGTCTACGACTGCCATCATTCGATTCCCTTGAGAGGTTTATATGGCTACTGTGGATAAAGCAAAATCAACCGATACAGTATCTGCCGGTCTGGTGGCGGGAACTCGGTCTAGCGAGAACGCCTTGGCTCTGGGCCAATTTGACTTTGAATGTATTGGTGCTGACGGCAAGGTCAAATGGACTGGGTCTGTTCCCAATCTGGTAGTCAATGCGGGTCTGGCTTATATGGCGGGATCGGCTTTGACTAGCGTGACTCAGATCACCACTTGGTATATTGGCCTGTATGGGGCGGCTGCGAGTAACACCCCCGCCGCTGCTGATACGATGGCTTCACACGCTGGGTGGACTGAGAATGTCGGGTACAGCAACGCTACCCGTGTGGCCTGTACCTTTGTGACCGCAACGACTGCTAATCCTTCGGTGGCTACTAACTCGGCTTCTCCCGCCTCCTACACCATCAATGCAACCTCCACAGTTGGCGGGGCTTTCCTGACCAGCGGCAGTGCAAAGAGCGGAACGGCTGGAACTTTGTTCTCGGCTTCTGACTTCACTTCGCCGGGGGATCGGGCTGTAGTGTCGGGTGACACATTGAATGTGACGTACACGATGAGTCTGGCGGGGTAATGTGTTTGGAATCTCTGCGTTTGCAGCAACACCGTATGCTTCTCTTGCCGGGACAGCCTATTCTTCGGCAGTCAGTGAGACGGGAACAGCTACAGACGCAGTATCTTCTATCCAAACCTTCCTCTCTGCAATTGCAGAAACAGCAACAGGAACAGACGCAGTTTCTAGTTTACAAACGTTCGGGACGGCTGTAACTGAGACAGGAACAGCTACTGATTCAATAAGCAGCAAGCAGACGTTTATTAGTGCGGTCACTGAGACTTCTACTGCTACAGATAGTGACGTTGGGTTTATTACATTCCCGACCTCTATTAGCGAGACGGCTACTGCTACAGATAGTGACGTTGGGTTTATTTCATTTCCAGCCTCTATTAGCGAGACGGCTACGGCAACCGATGCAGTTTCACAAAGATTGTTGTGGATAATTATTGATGATACCCAGACCCCTAATTGGGTTGTGATAGGTAACACCCAGACCCCAACGTGGACGGCGATTAGTGCAGACGCAGGTACGACTTGGACGGTAATAGGAACGGTGAACTAAATGGCCCTTGTAATAGCAGATAGAGTCAAAGACTCCACCACAACCACTGGAACCGGGACGGTTACGCTCTCAGGTACTGCTGCTACGGGCTATCAGAACTTCTCGGTTATCGGCAACGGCAATACGACCTACTACACCATAGCGGGTCAAGGTACGACTGAATGGGAAGTAGGAATTGGTACTTACACCACTGCTGGCCCAACCCTCGCTAGAACGACAATTCTCTCCTCGTCTAATGCGGGAGCGGCAGTCAACTTCAGCGCGGGAACCAAGGACGTATTTGTCACCTACCCATCTGAGTACGCTACCTTCACGGGTGCTGGGCAGGCTATTGTGCTGAATAATGCTACAGCTTCTGTCAGCTTCACTATTGGTACTGGGTATAACGGGATGTCTGTCGGGCCGATGACGATCAGTGGTGGTGTGACGGTAACGGTGGCTTCCGGACAACGGTGGGTAGTTCTTTAATTATGAAACCAAAGAAAATACAATTTTCAACGGAGGAATTAAAAAACAAGTTCTATTACAAGAACGGCTTTCTTATTAAGAAAAATGAAAAAATTGCTGGTTGTTTAAACAAATCGGGGTACCGGCAAGTGAGGATTGGAAAATTAATTTATCCGGCTCATAGGTTAATTTGGGTTTATCACTATGGTTCAATTGATGAAACCCTTCAAATAGATCACATAAATGGTATCAAAGATGATAATAGGATTGAAAATCTACGTTTAGTAAGCGCACAAGAAAATTGCTATAACAGGAGTAGGTTAAACGCAAAAGGTTATACAAAGCACAAAGAGACCGGGAAATGGCAATCTAGCATCTCTATCGATGGGAAATTTAAGTATTTAGGTTTGTTTGCTTTGGAACAAGAAGCACGAAATGCTTACATTACTGCGTGTGCAAAACATCGTAAAGAGGTTGTGCTATGAGTTTAATACTAGACGGTACGAGTGGGATAACCAACCCCGCAGGTAGCACTACGCTGCTGAACGCACCAACGCGACAGGTCTTTCTGACGGGTACTTCTGCGACCTATACAACGCCTTCTGGATGCAGAAGGATTGTTGTTCGTGCCAAGGGTGGTGGTGGAGGTGCAGCGGGTAGTAGTAACGGATCAGGTGGCCCAACTACTGCTGGAACGGATGGAACCGCTACGTCATTCAATTCAATTACCGCAGCAGGAGGAAAGGGTTCTGCAAATGGGCTTTTAGTCGGTGGGGCTGGTGGAACTGGAGGAACTGGCACTGCATCTGTACGCATTGCTGGTGCGCCCGGAGGGTCTATGTCCTCATATTTTGCTACCAATGGAACCGATGCCACAATAATTGGCGGTACTGGTGGGGGTACTGGTGGTGGAAAAGGAACTCCGGGTGGTAGTACGGGGGCATCTGGAATTGCCAACTCTGGTGGGGGTGGTGCTGCTGGTGGTGTTAATCAGCAACCCTTTGCAAATTGTGGCTCTTCAAATATGCCCGGAGGAGGGGGCGAAGGAGAATACGTTGAAATTACCATTTCATCTCCTGCTGCAACGTATACCTACACAGTTGGCCCCGGTGGTGGTGGTGGGAATGTAGGGTCATCTGGTGGGGCTGGCGGTGCTGGCGGCTCCGGTTTCATCATCGTTGACGAATACTACTAGGCGAACAAAATGACAACCACAATTAATGCCTCCACCTCCGCTGGCCTCGTCCAGACGGCAGACACATCCGGCAACCTGTCCCTGCAATC